CTTTTAAAGTTATCACATCTAGCCTTACCTTGTACTTGACTAACAGTTAAACCAATACAATCAATATCGAAGAATAATCCAGAAGTACCGTTACTACCAGTTGAAGTCATACCACAAGCTGTTTTAGTACTTGTATTGTTACCACCAGCATCAATCCACCACTCATCAACATATGGTGGTCTCTTGTATGTCGTAGTAAGTAAGAACGGTTGAATCTTAGGGACTCCTTGCCAATCACAATTGAATATAGAACCTAAGTGTACCAATTCGGTTGCGAATAGTTTTTTGCCCACCTTGCTTGAATATGGTGTGTAATATAATGTTTCTTGTTCTAGACCCTCTGGGAATTTCTTAACTATTCGTTTAATAAAGCCCTCATCTATAGCCTTTTTTGTAACTTCTTTTATCGAACCTCTTTCATCGGCACAGTTAACACAAGAGTCAACAAACCAACTCTTATCACATCCATTATCGGAATCTGGAGAATCACAATCAACATCACAGAATTTAACCTTACCACGTTTCCTCTTCTTATATTTTAATTGATAAGTGTATAGCGTACCATTCACCCAATCATTATAGAAATCAAATTCAAACATATTTAATGCTTCGGCCAATTGTATTGATAAACAATCAGTAAGACCAGCACCAGCTGTATTGTGACCATCATGACTAGTTGGTGATGAACCACAACTATTTGAAGTAAATAATAAACCACTCCAATGTTGTATATTTTTAGGGTTAGATGTATTAACTCTAGCTTGCCAACAACCCAATTTAGTTATCATGTTCATTCCAGAAGGTGGAGATGGGTCAAATGGGTCATTATCACCAGAACCAATTGCCGCATTAGTATTATCAATACCCTTACAATTACAACCTGGTGCAAACACCTGTTCTGAACACGAAATTGTAATACATGGTACATAAGATACAATGGTTTTACAATCACAATCATTTGGTGAGTCAACATCCCAACCACCAGAATCAGCTGACATACAAGCCTTTGACTTACAATTATTTCTTTTTTCTTCTGATATTGGGTGTATGACATTACATACGAATTTACCTAACCCAAATATAGCTTTACATATGACTGTAAGTATTAAATTAATAATCCTAATAACCACGTTTATAAATCCAACAACTGTTGAGTTAATTAGATATACAATGAGGGTTATAATACTCATTATTACACAAATTATTAGGAATAACGGATTAAAATCAGTATCTACCCTGTTATATGGGAATGGGTTTTTAACTCCACTACAATCATCAACATCCTTAATCCCAGTCATATTTCTGTTATCGGCACATTTACCAACACATGTTGTTTGAACTCTAGGGATGAAATTAGAAACTGAATATATCTTATTCCAATGAAAATCTCTAAAGTGTTCATCAGATGTGTTCTCATCAAAATTATAATCAACATCAACCCCACTTGATGGGTCTGGATTATGTGGCACTAAGTATTTTGCTGTGGTTCTAAGTTTACCTTCATCCCCAGTAACATCTTTACCAATTCTAAACCTAACTCTAGCCCTTGTCGCAATTCCCTTTTCTGGGTCTTCTGACGGGATAAGGTTACCAAATTCATCTGTAATTACTGAATCTAAGTTCATTGGGACTTGATAAGCCCAGCTACCGAATTCATTAACTACTCTACCACCATCAATGTCAAATCTCTCAATTCTACCATCCATGGTCTTTCTAATCATCTCCACACTACCTTCCCCAGTATCAGTTTCACATAATCTACCAAAGTCCTTTCTAGGTCTACAGTTCTTATTAATCGAATTCTTTTCAGAATCAGCAAACATACTACCCATAAAGATAGCAGATGGTACAATTTTCTTTTTAATATCAACATCAACCCTACTAATACCAATATCACATTGGTCTTTATCACCCCAGAATGGTTGTACATTAACACCCTTCTTGAATGATTTAATCTGAATTAATTTATCTAAGTCTTTATCAGCTTTGAATTTAGTGGGGCTTTCAAATCTCTTAGGAGATTCACCCTCTGAAATATAATCATAGGGTCTCTGTGATGCCACACCTATATCTGAAAGGTCAACATCAACATTAAGTGTGTGGTTTCCAGTTGGAACACCAAATAACATAAAATCACCAGCAGCGTTAGTTGTGGTGGTAAATTTGTAATACTTATCGAAAACCTCAAGAACCGTATCATTATCAATAACTTCTCTCTTGGATGGGAATGTACCAACTGGGGTAAAACAAGCCTCTTGAACGTTAGGGTCGGTTTGTAATAAATTATACCTTATACCCTCACTATCCTTATCATCAATATTTTTAAATGGGTAAAGACCATCCATTTCTGAATCTTCCTCATCTTCATCACTTAGTGGAACAAAAATAGATACCTTTGCATTAGGTACACCAAATCCGTTGTTAACGATAACACGACCAACAACGACACCATAGTCAGAACAAAAACGAGCATACGCCTCTCCTTGGGATATCTTTAATGATAATATCTCAATGAAATCGAAATCTTGTTCTACCTTTACTTTAAGGTATGAATCATTCCCATTTGGTGTTGTTCTTACTCTAACTGTTTTTGACATTTATATTTCTATCTTATCTACTCTTTCGGCTATTTCATATTCATCTGGATTATTAACATCTAAATCTTCATAATCCTCTGGGTGTTCTTCTTCAACCTTTTTCCTACCAATACCAAAACCCTTAGCCATCTTAAGAAGTGTTGGCATCAAGTCTATTTCTCCATTGTTAAGCATTACAGTTTTAAATAACAGATAAACCACAAATACCATGATTAGTGGTGTTGCAGCTAAGGATATTACAAATAATAATAATCTTACTGATACATTAAATAATTGGAATCCAAAATCCTTAGGTGTTGGTTCCGTTTCTCTTTTCTTTCGCTTAAATACGTTTAAATTATCACCCTCATCTTTGTTTTTACAACTTTTACAACTCATTTCTATAGTTTTTAATATTTTATAACTTTAATATAACGATTTTAATTATCAAAGGAAATGTTTATACTGTCTTAACCCTAACTAAAATATCCTTATTAGGATATTTAACTTCAAACATTGTTGTTGACTCACCAAATAAGGTAAATTGACCTAATAAATCAATCTGTCTTGTTTCACTATCTAAGTATGGTTGTGCAATTTCATTCATGGAGTATTTACCATCACCAATTTTATTAAATATTCTCATATCAATAACGTTAAGAACACCCTTAACATTGTTAATTGCTTCCATCAACGTTGCTAGGTAAATATTATCACCCATATCAAATTTGTTAACATCCATGTAACTAGTTACTTGTGAAATAATCTCAGCCATTATTTGTGATTGTGGAAATTGTTTTTCAATGAAAACATCAATTTCAAAGCTAAGATTAACAACCCTACCGTTTGAAACTTCAACATAATCATTAATCATTCTATAATCAGCTAAGTATGTTCCGATATTATCTCTAAGAGTACTTGTTGATGAATTGGTTAGTTTATTGCTACTATCTAATCCTAAGATATAAACTTTTATTTTATTTTGCTCTTCAAATACCCCAGTTCTAAATGGGACGCCAAATTCACCTGGCATCAAAGCAATCCTTGATTGGTAATCCTTAAGTGTTACACATCTATTTTGTGCTGCAAAGTTATATCTAACAAGGTTTCTCAATTCTTCAACCGATGGTTCATTTTTACCACCTAATGCTGGTATTGGATTATTTACCTTTAATGATTGTAACACATTGTTATTAATGATTGGGTCAGAACCATTAACAGTTATATTAATCGTACCCTTACCCGTAATTGTATTTGGACCAAGATTTGTATCACTACCACCACCAACTCTGTATCTAACATACATTGTATTATCTGGTGGTAATGTAAGTCCCAGTGAAGTATTATTGATAAAATCACCAATTTTACCTACTAAAGATTTATTTGTATCAAATTCACATAATGCTGAGATATCCTCAGAACCACCACCAAATATCATCTTAGTGAAACCTAAGTCAGTATATTCTCTAATGAATCGCTTATCAACTGTCATGAATTTACCTGGTCTAACACCAGAATTATCAGATACTTTATCATCATCACCAACAAATACCTTATCTTCAGCTAAAGCATCCATTTCATACCATTGTAAATCAGTATCTAAAAATTGGTCTAACGTAGGTGTTTTAGTATAATTGGTTCCCTCTAAGAGAATAACTTGAGAAACAGATGTAACATCATCATCTGGAAGAATAATCTCTAAAAACGGCTTAGAATCACTTCCAGAAATAACCCTTTTAAACGTCTTAGTAATACCGTTGGTTACCATTTCTCTTTTAGTTAATTTATAATTTATAATATTACCATTTGAATCAATTGTTGGTAATATTAATCTATTTGGAATCCCACCAATAGTAAATGGGTCTGAAAAATCAATATCTGCAAGGTTCTCGAATACCTTACCAGCACCAGACACTTGACTACCTTGTCTAATAACTGGGGCATAACTAATATCAAATGTATCACCATTAACAGGAACTGTTACAGTAAAATCTACAATGGTTACCGATGGTCGTTTACCTGGTACCTTTAAACCCATCGTTCTAGCCATGGATAAAATAGACTTTCTTTCTTGTGCAAATTGAATTTGGGTTTCTTGAAACGTTCTATCTGTATTAAATGAAAGCATATCACCAACAGCCGCATTTAATTCTAATAACATCATACCAACAGACGCATCATTAAAATCATTAAAAATGTCTGGGTAGTATTGTCTTACAAATTGGATTAACTCTATTCTAATGTCAGAGAAATTCCTTGATGAATAATTTATTTTTTTAGCCATGGTTTAAATATTAATTATTATGAAATCAGTTGATTCGAACACATCATCAGTAACGGTATAGTCAACCCTAACTGTTGCAGCATATTCACTATTAGCACTCTCTTCAACAAGAACTTGAGTTATCTTAAGTTTGGGTAAGTATTTACTAACAACTTGACTTATCTCATCTTTTATTTCTGATTGAGTCGTACTATCATTTGGGTTGAAAATAAATTGTAATAAATTTGTACCGAAATCTGGTAAATATAAACGTTCACCCTTTCTAGTTAAAATTAAGTGCATTAGGTCAGCTTTAATTGCGGCACTATCACTATTGTTTAAATCTAAGAAAAATCCCTTCGCACTATCCTTGAAAAGGGAAATTACTGTTTATATTTCTTACATT